CAAACCAAGGGATTAGTGAGTACACAGGCTATACAGATAACGACGAGGCGTACCGCTTTAAGTACTACAGCCCAAGCTTAACGTCTGGCGATAGCTCTCGGATTAAGATTCTTAAAAAACTAAAGCCCACATTGGTTGGCGCAAACAGCGCAACGGTACTCCTGAAGTGGGCTTATGACTTTGATACGACTTTTGCTACAGCAGAGTTTACGGTCGGTACGCAGGTTACTGGTTATTTTAACGAAAGTGAGTTTAACAGTACCGCAGAATTTACAGGTGGTGAGCTAACAAGTCAGCGTAGCTTAAACACCACAGGATATGGAACCAGTGTGCAGGTAGGTCTTGAAGCCGATATAGACGGATCACCCTTATCACTACAAGAAATCAACGTAATGGCTTTGATAGGTAAATTGTTATGAGTTTATATTTTCCCGGATACACTGGAACAGGTGGTGGCCTCACTACTGGTGGTGGCTTGAATTTACCTGATGCCTCTACCGTTGGCTCTGGAGGCGGCTTTACTACTGACGGAGGGTTAAACATTCCGGCAATGGGAGAGGCAAACATTCCTACAGATTTTGCTACAGCAACTGCCGGGGGTCTTGGCGGCCTTGGGCAAATAGCAGGGGGTATAGGTGACATCTTTAGTGGCATTTTAGGCGCTGGACAACAAGCACTATCTTCGCCTAACGCCTTGATGGGATTAGCTGGCGGTTTGTTAACTAGAGAGGCTTATGACCGTCTTAGCAACATTGGTGAGCAAGCTAAGCGTGAAGCAATGGGCGTTGCTGAGCGTGGTCAAGCAGAGTCACAGTTCCGGCCATTTACAGTGACTACCCCTACAGGCGCTATGTTCTCAACAAGCATGGGCGGTCAACAACCTGCACCAACACCAATGGGTGCAGACAGTCCATTATTTGGAATGACTCCGGGTCAAATACAAGCCGCTATGCCTACTGGTGGTATTGCAGGTGGCATTACAGGCGGAGCTAGCTCATTGGGTGGTCAACTCATTGGCGGCGCAAGTCCATTAGCAGGGATGAGTCCAGAGCAGATACAAGCGGCTATGACAGGCGGCGGTATTGCAGGCGGTATTGCAGGCGGACTACCAACACCGCAACCTGCGGCACAACCTGCGGCAATGCCAACACCAACAGGTGACGGCCTTCAGGTAAGTATGCAGTTATCTCCTCAAGAGCAGGCGCTACAACAGCAGTTGCTTGGCGGCGCTGGAGGGTTCTTTGGCCAAGCGGCACAGCCCACTACAGATCGTGAGCAGGCTATATTTGAGCGTATGAGGGCCGCACAGCGTCCTGAAGAAGAGCGCCAGCGTCTAGCACTAGAAGAACGTCTAGCGGCTCAGGGACGATTAGGGACGTCCTCAGCGGCATACGGTGGTGCTACACCAGAACTCCTTGCGTTAAGCACAGCAGAGCGTGAGGCTCGTGACCGATCTATGCTAACTGCTATGCAACAGGCTCAAGCAGAGCAAGCGCAACAAGCCACGCTAGGCGGTCAATTCTTAGGTGCTGGTTACTTGCCACAACAACAACTAATTGCCGCAACCCAGCCTGGATTAATTCAGCAAGAGCTTGCACAGCAGGCACAGCAGTTTGGCACCGGACTCTTTGGTGAGACTGCGTTGTCAGGCATCGAGGCACAGTTGTTAGCAGAGCAGGCTAGAGCAAACTTGCTTGGCGGTATCGGCAGTAATGTGATATCAGGCTTAATTAACCAACAGCGTGCGGCTTCGGCGGCTCCAAGTGGTAGCAGTGGCTCAGGGTTAGGCGGCTTGTTTAGTACGATTGCTGGTGGCCTTGGCAATATAGGTGGCGGCATCGCAGATCTTTTAGGAATTGGAGGCTAATCATGGCTAAGTTTTCCCAGCAGTTTTTACGGGCTATGGCTCAGCCTTCTTATCAAGAGGGGCTGTTTACTGCGGCACAACAGCTTGGTGGTCTTCGGGGTCGCTTAGAGCAAGAGCGTGGCGCGATACAACGCTTTGACCAACTAAGCAAGGCTACTGGCCAGGCCCAAGCATCTGCGTTGGCTGGCGACCCTAACGCTTTAGCACTAAACATTAAACGCCTAGAAGAAATTAGAGATGCGGCCCCTACACTTCAAGAAAAACAAGCTATTGATTCGCGTATCAGTCAGCTACGAAGTATGGCTCCTGCGGCAAAACAGGCTGGATTGAAGCGCGATGTAACTGCGGTATCTCAAATTGACAATGTGCTTGACGGCCTTGATGCGCGAACAGACATATCAGAACAGCAAAAGAATGAATTGAGAGATTCTCTAACGCTACGCAAAAACCAACTTCTTGAAAATCCAGAGATCGAGCAAGGTTACAGGCAGGATCAGGTCAATAAGTTTAAGTTTGAAGAGACTGAGCTTGCCATGCGTGAGCAACAGTACATTCGTGACAATCAAGATGAAATACAAAGGGCGATTCAGTCTGGCGACGAGGCTCAACTTAGGGCAGTAAGAGATAAGATCCCGCCCGAGTTTGCAACGATAACCAATCAATACATTACAGGCGCCATCAGAAACAACGACGTTCTTAACCAGTTTAATCAAAAATCTATCGCGCTTAAGACAGCGCCAATGTCTGCGGCAGATCTAGACAAGCTGATTGCCGAGCTTCCAGAGGGTGCGGACAAGGCAATGGCCGCTGAAATTAAAGAATACAAAGAGGCTATTAAAGGCTGGAGCGATAAAACCCAATGGTCTGGTGATACAAACGCTTTAAATAGAGCAAAGAAAGCAGAGGCCGCAATTCGCTCAAGGATGTCTGGCATTGCAAATGCGCTATGGTCTTCAGAGCTTTCTCAGAAAAGCAGAATTGCCGCAGAAGAAAGAGCAATAATCAGGAAGGCTGAAATAGATATGCTTCAGCCTGTAAGGGATATTGATAGAGAAAGAAGAGCAAAGCAAATTACAAAAGAGCGAGACGGTGAGCCTACCCGCGAAGACTATATTGTGGCAGAGCAACAGCTTAGAGAAGAAAACATCGACACTCAGTTACGCATAATCAATCAGTACGATCCAGAGAAGGCCGCAAAACTAGGCTTTAAAGACGATACAGGATCGCCCTATGAGGTTGGCGAGGTAATTGATTCCGAAGAGGGAACCTTTGTTTATCTGGGTGGAGACTTTACAGATCCAGAAAACTATCGCCTTGCAACAGAGGAAGAAATTCCCCAAGTAGGCAAGAAGTATAGGGCCGGACTTGATGTAACTATCGGAACTCCTGTAAGGGCCGTAGCAGGCAAGATAGGAGAAGCTATTGATCTTGCATCAACACGCAAAAAAGTAGGCAAAGCATTTAGACAATCAGGCGGCGATTTAAGCGGAATAACAACAGAAGAGCTAATGTTGATTGCTGAAAATCCTAGCGGTGGGTTTAAGAACTATATGAGCCGCATTGAAGCAGAGATAAACCGAAGAACAGCAGGTGGGTAAATGAAAAATCCTTGGAGTGTTTCACCTAAAAGAGCATCAATAGGCAGGCCAAGAGCACCTTGGGATGTAAGCTCTGACTTCACTCCTGAGCCTGAGTACAGTGCTGTTCGCTCTGGTGCTGTCGATTTTTTAGAGTCCGCTTTGGGTGTGGGCGATGAGTTAGATGCCGCAATCCGCGTTCTTTCTGGTGAGGCTGACAACTACAGCCAAGGAATACAGCAGTCTCGTGCAGAGCTAGATGCTTTTGAAAGAGAGAATCCCGGCGCTTCTGGACTAATTACTGCTGTTGGCTTTGGCGCTGGTTTATTTGTGCCTGGAGCAGGTCTTGTGAAGATCGCTCAAACAGGCAGTAAGTTAGATAGAGCAATCAAAGTAGGCGCTCTTGGTGCCGCAGAAGGTGCCGCCTATGGATTTCTTAGCGGAAGAGATGAAGGCCGATTAGAAGGTGCCGCACTAGGGGCTGGCCTCGGTGCTGGTCTTGGCGCTGGAGCCTCCTTGTTAACTAAAAGTGCAGATGAAATTGCCGCCGCAACAAAGAAAGCAGAGCGTCAGCGCGTAGGCAAGAAGGGTGGCTTTATCGGAGGTGAAGAAGGCTTCGCTAATGTAGGTCGCGCAGGTAGAGGCGGATCCGCTACTGATGCCAGCTTACAGAAAAGAAACAACACCACGATTCTTGATGGCGATGGCGTTAAAGACAACATGGGAAAAGCCTCAAGGACGATAGGCAATATCCTTTTAGGCACAAAAGAGTGGGCTGTAAAGAACGTAGGCGCTAGGGCCGCAAGACTTATCGAAGACTCAGAGATCATGGTTCGCCATGAACTGCATGAAATTGACACAGTTTATGACAATACATTTGCTGGTGCCGCAAAGGTCTTTGATGACAACCCTGCATTAAAGAAGATGCTACTCCAGATAAACAGAAGTTTTGAAGACAAGGCCGTATCTTGGGATCAGGCAATGTCGGTAGCAAGAACTGCTGAAGAGAAGCAGGCCGTTCAGCTAATGCGAGATCAGGTAAAGGTTCTTCAGGATCTTGATATCGTTAAGTTCCCCGAAGGGGACTACATGCCAACTATCGTTACAGGCAAAGACAAGAAGGCTTTTGGCGTTAATGACTACGCAAACCCTGTCGAGGCACTCAAGCAATACGCAAAGGATGTTGCTACGGCACGAGCAGTGGCCAAGCGATTCAATATTGATATCGATAAGATCAATGTAAAAGAAGACATGGCTTCACCAAAAAGCCGCATTGATGTGATCTTTAAAAGGATAGACAAGGCCGCAAAGAAAGAGCTAGGGAAGGCGGGCAATGCTGAAGCTATTCGCAGTAACCTACAGGACGCACTCCGATCTACACTGATTACTTCCAAGATGGGTGGCGATGCGGTAGGTGCCGTATCAAGAAGAGCGGTATCTACTGCACTATTGGCTAACCCTATGAACGCTGTACTGAACATCGTTGAGGGTGTAACGGCTCCAGTTTTTCAGAATGGCATCAAGGCTTGGGCGCAGACAGTGCCACGCGGGATCATCGAAACCTTTCCTACTATCTCAAAGATTACTGGCGTAAACCCTAACAAGTGGGTATCAAACGAACAGCTTGGCCTTGGTCAGAACTTCTATGGTGAGGTGGCTAACACGATTAGCAAGGAAACCATAAAGAACGCTGAGGTAATCAATTACATCAAGGCACCACAGCTTGTGGGCCGTGGCGTAGACATCCTTGGTAAGGCTCTGTATCGCGTCTCAGGCGTAGAAAAAGTAAACCGTATGGGTCAGGAGATGCTGTCCAATACGGCTGTTCAGCGAGCCGTGAACCTGGCTAGGAAGGGTGACGCAAAGTCTATCGAAAAGCTAAAGCGACACGACGGAATGAGGGGGCTGTCGCAGTCTGAGTTTGACAGCACGGTTAGCGCATTGCAAAAGATGAAAGAAGGCGGCTCACTAGATAAGAATGAGCTTGGCTATGTCTTGAACTTTGCTGGTGCGGCTATGAACAAATGGCAACCAGTTAGTGCCAGCGCAATGCCTCGTGCCTACAACGACAATCCAAACGCTCGCATGATGTACAGTATGTTGTCGTACATGAACCGGCAAATGAACAACATCCGAACCGAGGTTGGCTTGAACCTAGCTACCGTTGCGGAGAAGGGCATCAATACTAAGGAAGGCGCTGATGCCGCAAAGACTGCAATGATTCAGGCAGGAAAGTATGTAGCACTGTTTGGGGTTGTGGCTGGCGTTTGGGATGATGCTCGAAAAACGCTGGATCTCAGCAAGAACAAAGATATCGCAGATGTGCTTACACCAGAAGGTATCGCTTCAGGGACAATGAATCAGCTTGCTTCTAACATTAGTAGTGGTGCTGTCAACATACGAGCGCAGGAGTTTGGTGGACAGACTGTAAGCATCAACCCTGCTCCGTTACAGGCTATCAGTCGTACAGGCACTGGCATGCTAACGGCAGGAGAAAGGGTGTTGTCTGGAGAAGAGGATGTGATGGAGCCACTGCTTCGCACTGCCCAGACATACGCTCCTGGCCTAGCTAACATCGACAGAATCCTTCGCATGACTACCGGCGAACGACTGTTAACTGACGACTAATCCCAACTAACAAACTCTAACCACCCTGCCACACCCGAGGCTCGATCGTTCTCCATACGTTCGGCTTCGGTTTTATAGTGTTTAGCGATTAGCTTCTGCTCCTTGTTCATCCTCTTACCGAGG